TGTAAAATAAGTTCTTTAAAATATTGGCGACAGAGTTAAAAGCTCGTTTTAGTGTTAAGACCATTAAAAGTAGAATCCCGTTTAATCTAAAAAGATTAACAAGTAGGCGTAAAGAATCCCCGTTGGGCAGTAGGTTTCTAATCTGACAATGATGAAGGGCATAGCGTAGGCACTTTGGTTAAGAGTTAAAATCTCTTACAAAAAAATTAGAAAGAGGGCAAGTCAATATAAAAGAACTAAATTCACAACCCTTGTAGAAATACAGGGGTTTTTTGCTTTATAAATAACAAAATTTAGGTTTTTTTATTGTATATATATGATTATACTACAAGAAACAGGATCAGCCCAAAACCTTGATTTTATACCAAGAAGTTTTACAACAGGCACGACCTATAATGTATCAATAGTAAACGAACAAACCAACACAACGGTTTACAATCAAAACACAACTGCTGTATCAGAAGTGTTGTATCACAATAGGTATAATGCAGCGTTTGGCTTAAAACAGGATAACTTTTATATGCTTACAATTAAAGCAGGAACTGATGTTGTATTTAAAGATAAAATATTCTGCACAAACCAAACAGTAGCAGATTACACAGTAAACAATAGTCAGTACACATCTAACGATACAACAAACGACTTTATATTTGCATAATGGAAAACTTACACATAATAAATTTATCGTCTTATAATAAACCACAAATTACAGAAGATAAAAAGCGTGATTGGGTAAACTACGGTGAAGATAACGACTACTATTCTTATTTAATTGAACTGTTTACTAATTCAACTACAAACAACGCTATTATAAATGCAGTTAGCCAGAACATATATGGTAAAGGTTTAGATGCTTTAGACAGCAGCACCAAGACAGAAGAATACGCAGCTTTAAGGTCTATATTTCACGACAAGTGTTTACAAAAAATAGCACTTGATTTAAAACTATTAGGCGAAGCAAGTTTCCAAGTATTATACCAAGACGGTCAAGTAAAACGTGCAGAACATTTTCCACGTCAAACACTACGTGCAGAAAAATGTAACGAAGATGGCGAAATAGAAGGGTACTATTACTTCCACGATTGGTCAAAATTAAAACCAAACGACAAGCCTAAACGCATTGCAGCTTTTGGATTTGGCAACGGTAAAGAACCAGAAATTAAAATTGTAAAAAAGTACGTTTCTGGGTACGATTATTACTGCCCTGTGGATTATCAAGGCGGATTAGCTTACGCTGATCTTGAATGTGAAATAAGCGACTACTTGATAAACGATGTACAGAATGGCTTTAGCGGAACAAAAGTAGTCAACTTTAATAACGGTGTGCCTGACAGGGATAAACAACTTCAGATTAAGTCTGATGTAATGAACAAGCTAACAGGTGCAAGAGGCGAAAAAGTAATAATAGCATTTAACAACAATGCAGAAAGCAAAACATCTATTGATGACATACCTTTAACAGATGCCCCACAGCATTACGAATACCTATCTAACGAATGTACAGGCAAGTTGATGGTTGCACACAGAATTACCTCCCCTTTGCTTTTAGGTATTAGGGATGGTAATAATGGTTTAGGTAATAATGCTGACGAAATACGCACAGCTTCTTTATTGTTTCACAACGTAACTATTAAACCTTACCAAAATTTAATAATTGATTCTATTGACGATATACTTGCGGTAAATGGTATTAGCCTTAAATTGTATTTTAAGACACTACAACCGCTTGAATTTATAGAAACTAACAATGCCATCACAGACGAAGCAAGGGAAGAAGAAACAGGTGTTAAAATGGCTTCACAGGTAGTTAGTGATGATATTGCAATAATAGACGATAGGTTAGGTTATTCTACACAAGAAAAAGCTGAAGAAATAGCTAAAGATTTAGGTTGCAAGGGTTTTCATACACACGAATATGAAGGTAAAACTTGGTATATGCCTTGTGAAAAACATAAATTATCTAAACAAGACTTTGACGATGACAAGATGTATGANNTGNTNGATGAGTTTGGCGAAGATGAAAACCTTGACGAATGGGAATTAGTAGATGAACGTGANGTAGANTATGACCAAGAAGAAGCGTTAGANAAAATGATAGGNTTAGCAAGTACAGGTAGTGCAAGACCAAATGCAGGAAGTGAACAAGATGGTAAAAATAAAAAAGGAATACAGTTTAGGGTACGTTATCAATATGCACCATTAAAAACACAAGTTAATAGTAGGGAGTTTTGCAAGAAGATGGTAGCTGCTAAAAAAATATATCGCAAAGAAGATATTATGCAAATGAGCAAATTAGCAGTAAATGCTGGGTGGGGTTTAAACGGTGCTGCTACTTACGACATTTGGTTTTATAAAGGTGGAGGTGCTTGTCATCATTTTTGGATGCGTAAAACATACAAAGCAAAATCAGAAGATATTAAACCAGACGTAGGNAACCCTAATGCAGAGGTTAGTGTAAATCAAGCTAAAAAAGATGGTTTTAAACCAGAAACAAACGACAAAAAGGTTGCTAAACGACCTGTAGATATGCCAAATAAAGGCTTTGTAAATAAATAAGATATGGCAGAAGGATTATTCATAACACGAAAAGATTTAGTAAAGTTTACTGCTGTAAATGGTAATGTGGACACGGACAAGTTTATACAATTTATAAAAATAGCCCAAGACATACACATACAAAACTATTTAGGTACAGACTTATTTGAAGATTTACAAGGACACATAGAAGGTAATACTTTAGCTAATGATAATTTAGCACTTGTAACAACCTATATAAAGCCTATGCTGATACATTGGGCAATGGTTGAATACTTACCCTTTGCAGCTTATACAATCGCTAATAAGGGTGTGTTTAAACACAGTAGTGAAAACGCACAAAACGTAGATAAAAACGAAATAGATTTTTTAATAGAAAAAGAACGAAATATTGCACAATACTATACTGAAAGGTTTATTGAATATATGTCTTTTAATGCCTCAAGTAAATTTCCAAAATATTATACTAACACTAATGACGATGTTTACCCTGATAAGGACGCATCTTTTGAAGGATGGGTACTATAAAAAAATCATACAAACCAAAAAGTTATAATATTGAAAGGTTGAAAAATTACCTAAAAAAAATACATATAACAAAAACACAAAAAAGTTATTGATATAATATGAGTTTCGGTATAATATACCCTATAAGTTACTTTGGCGAAGTAAATGCTACAAATGGTTGGGGGGCTACTTATCCTTTTGATGCTGATGGTAGTTTTTTTACCGCAGATACAAATAAAGAAACGACAGATAACACAACATTTACAGCAGATGCAACAGAATATTAAATTTTAAACGATGGCTAAACAGACAATTAATATAGGAACTACTGCAAATGATGGTACAGGTGATCAGCTGCGTAGTGCCTTTGACAAGGTCAATGACAACTTTACAGAACTTTATACAGATGATGCAGGGGATGTTGGTTCTATTGTAGCAGGTACAGGAATTAGCGTTAATCAAGCTACAGGTGCAGTAACCGTAACAAATTCATCACCTGATCAAACCGTAGCACTTACAGGTGGTACAAGTATTAGTACAAGCGGTACTTACCCAAACTTCACAATTACAAACGATGCTCCAAACGCTACACACACAGGTGATGTAACAGGTGGGGCAGCTTTAACTATTGCAAGTTCCGCAGTTACAACTGCAAAAATTAACAACGATGCAGTTACACACGATAAGTTAGAAAACCGTTATACTGCAATAGTAACTAAAACGGATCAAGGCGGAGCAGTAGCGGTGGATTGGTCAGCAGGTACGGTATTTAAGTTTTCTAATTCATTAACAAGTGGTTTAGAATTAGATTTTACAAACTACAAAGCAGGTCAAATAATAAGCATTTATAATTTAACAGGTAGCCAAACTATTACATTAGATAGTGATGCTGGTACAAGTGAAACTTTCAACAAAGTAGGGGGTGTGGATTACGATGGTAGTTCAACAAACTTGTTACAAATAGAATGTGTAGACGATTCAGCAAATGCAGTTTTTAATTATTCAGTAGCAGCTTATGTTTCTGATGCAACACCAAGTTAGATGAAAGCAAAACAAATAGACGGTAACATTACCACATACAAAACCTTACCAAGCGAATACAAAAAGGCTAATGGTAAAGTAATACTAAATTTCAGAAACGCTAATATTGATACGCTTGAAGCCGAAGGATTTTATAACGTTGTAAAGCCAACTTACGATTCAAGAATAGAAAAACTTGGCAACATAAAATGGGATTCTAAAAATAAATATTTTACTTATCCTAAAAGTGATATAACAATAAGTGAAACGTTAACTGAATTAAAAAACATAAAAAAACAAGCAGTAAAGGATTTAGCAAATAATGAACTTGCAAAAACTGATTGGTACGTTACAAGAAAAGCAGATTTAGGTACTGCAATACCTGACGCTATAAATACAGAAAGGGCAAGTATAAGAACAAAGGTTGGAGAGCGTGAAACAGAAGTAGACGCATTATCTACTAAAAAGAAAGTTGCAACTTGGGATGCTATTTTATTTGATTTACCCTAAGATTATTTAACAATATAAAAATATATGGCTTTTAATAAAAGATTGTTTGTTAGTGCTGTTGATTGCCCAACTGAAACTGTAGATATATTTGGCGATTCAAGTGGTATTGCGTTGTGGTCTTTGGATTCTGATGCAAGTGAAACAGGGGGAAACTTTAACGGAACTGTATTAGGCAACGTTACCTTTGGTGTAAGTGGTCATATTAATAATGCTGCTCAACCACAAGGTGCAAACGCAACTGATTGTATTCAACTACCTGCAAATTTATCTGCTTCTTTACCTACTACAAGTAATTTAAAAAACTTTGCAATCAGTATGTGGGTTAAATCTAATGCGACAGATTTAAACGCTGCTACAGGTAGTAATGGATTGTTTATAAATCAAAATGGTAGCTATCAATTTATTGGTTTTGGTGGAAATATAAACGGTAATTTTCCTACAGGCAGACTTTTTTATTACACCTTTGGTGGTGGTAGTTTTCACAATAGTTGGATTATTACCCCTTCAAGCTATGCGGATGATCAATGGCACAATTTAGTTGTAACAGACACTTATTTAAACACTACTGCTTTACGAACAAGAAGAATATATGTAGATAATACTTTAATTGTATCGGATTCAGTAGATAAATATTTTTATAGTTTAACAAGTACAACCCCATTTATAGGAGGTTCAAATGCTAATAACGCAGGATGTAAAGCAAATATAGATCAAGTAAGAATATTTAATCGTGATCTTACAACTGCGGAACGAACAACTTTATATCAAGAAACTGCTTGTTAAAAAATGGAAGATTTAAAAATATTTGGACTATACGCAGCTAACCTATTTGCATTGGCATTTAGCGTTAGTGAAATTAATTCCTATTTACAAATGTTTGTAATGGGTGCGACTTTAACTTTTACTATAATACAAATTTATAAAGCTTTAAAAAAATGAACAGTAGGGAACGTAGGGAATTAAGGGGGTATGTAGGAAGCGGAATAGTATTTCTTTTTGTTATACTGTTGCTTGTTTTTTTATCCTACGTTGAAATACCTGAAACAAATAACGATACTTTTAAACTTATTACAGGTGCTTTAGTTGCTTGTATAGGTGCAGCTATATATGTGTTTATAGGTAAAGACCCAAACGAACTAATAGAATTACAACGCAAAAACGATTCTTTAGAAATGAAGGTAGAGCAATTAGTATTAGCAAAAGATAAACTTGAAGAACTACTTATTAAAGTACAAGACGATGTAATAGATAGGTTGCTTATTAAACACGCAATAGAACACGATGGTAAATCTTAAATATTTTAAAATTGAAGAATTTGACAGCCCTGACTTGCCTAATAGTGGTGTTAATATGGATCGTAATTTCTTGCAAAAGCTGGAACTTGCACGTGAAATTAGTGGGATTCCCTTTAAAATTAATTCAGGCTACAGAACAAAAGAACATAACGATGCCATCTATAAAAGATTGGGAAAAGAACCAATTAAATCTGCACACTTGGTTGGAAAAGCAGCAGATATTGCCTACACAAATTCAAGGGAAAGATGGGTTATTATTACAGCCTTACAAGACGCACAGTTTAATAGATTGGGCATCGCTAAAGGATTTGTCCACGTTGATTCAGACGAAACAAAATCACCAAACGTTATCTGGACGTATTAGTGCAACAGTAGGAAACACATTAATAAATGAGTGAAGTAAAGATAAAGGCTAACGGACTGCGTAACGAATTAAAAGAAATACGCAAAAGTATAGACAAACTAACAAACGCAATGATTGAAATACACGTTGCACAAACACACACACAAAATGAAGTACATAGTAATAATACTTGTTGCAACGATGATAAGTTGTGCAAGTGCAAGGGAAAAAAACCTGACAAGGTTTAAAGAATTGACTAAAGACGTTTGCGTAGATAACATACACGAAGTTAAATTAGCACAAATACTATATAACAAGATTGTAAATGTCAGGTAAAAAAAAGTTTAAAGACACAGCAGTAGGTTCTTTCTTGTTGCAAAAAATACCAAAAGTCGTTGGTGCAATAGCACAAGATACACCTGTAGGCAATGTTATAGAAGCTATTATAGGTGGTAGTGAAATGTCTGAAGCAGACAAACAAGTAGCACTTGAAAAACTACGATTAGAACGTAGCGAAATGGATGGTATTACTAAACGCTGGGTAGCAGATGCAAAGTCTGGTGCTTGGTTAGCAAGTAATGTAAGACCTTTAGTTTTAATATTTTTAACGACAAGTTATGTGATAGGGTGGTATTTAGGCTATCCATTAGATGAAATAACAGGTTTGCTTACTATTGTTATTGGTGGTTATTTTGGTAGTCGTGGGGTAGAAAAAGTATTTGGCAATAACAAGCATCAGTAATGGCAAAACTAACAATAGACAACTACAAAATTAAGCCTAAAAAGAAGCGTAAGGGCATACACGCTAAAAGTAAAACAAGTAGCCTAAAATCAAGTAGAAATTATCGCAAGGTTTATCGTGGTCAAGGAAAGTAATTAAATGTTATAAACAAAACATTTATTATTAAAAA